CACTCGTCGGCAAGGTGCTCCCGATGCAGGTCGCCACCGAACATAAGGGCGAAGTGATCGCCAAAGTGGTGTTCAAGGGTCTGAATGACTGAGCGGACCACCGAGCTCATTTCGCCCTATGCGGCGCGCCCGGCATTCTATCCATTGCACCATCGGTCGACGCGCTGGTCGATCGGCGTCTGCCACCGGCGTGCGGGCAAAACGGTGAGCCATATCAACGAGCTGGTGATCGGAGCGACCAAATGCCAGCTGCCCAACCCGCGCTTCGCCTATGTCGCGCCGCAACTCAACCAGGCCAAAGACATCGCCTGGACCTATCTGAAACAATATACTGCGTTCGCGAGCCCGCGTGTGAACGAGAGCGAGCTGTGGGTCGAGCTGCCCGGCGGCGCACGCATTCGCATCTACGGTGCCGACAATCCGGATCGCCTGCGCGGTATCTATCTCGACGGCGTGGTGCTCGACGAGTTCGGCGACATGGATCCGGTGATCTGGACACAGGTGTTGCGGCCGGCGCTGTCCGATCGCCAGGGTTGGGCGTGCTTCATCGGTACGCCCAAGGGCAAGAACGGCTTCCATCGGTTGTGGACCGACGCCGAACAGGATCCTGCTTGGACGCGCCTGATGCTCAAGGCGTCGGAGACCGGATTGCTCGCGGCCGACGACCTGGCGGACGCGCGCCGAATGATGAGCGCCGATGAATATGCGCAGGAATATGAGTGCAGCTTCGATGCCGGCGTGCGGGGTGCCTATTACGGTCAGGAAATGCAGGCGGCCGAAGCCGAGGGGCGCATCAGCGGCGTACCGCATGATCCGCGGCTCCAGGTGCACACCGCCTGGGACCTCGGCATGGCCGATTCGACGGTCATCTGGTTCGTGCAATGCGTGGGCCGCGAGACGCGGTTCGTCGACGTGCTCAAGGGTGAAGGTGTCGGGCTCGACTGGTATGCGCGGCAGCTGGCCGAGCGGCCGTATCTCTACGGCACGCACTATCTGCCGCACGATGCCGACGTACGCGAGCTGGGAACCGGCAAGTCGCGGATCGAAGTGCTCCACGACCTAGGCGTGCGCAGTGTGAAGGTCTGCCCGAACCTGCCGATCGCCGATGGCATCCAGGCTTTACGCATGCTGCTGCCGACTGCCTGGTTCGACGCGGTCAAGTGCCGTGCGGGGATCGAGGCGCTGCGCATGTATCGGCGCGAATGGGACGACAAGGCGCAGGAATTCCGTGCGGCGCCGCTGCACGATTGGACCAGCCATTTTGCCGACGCGGCGCGCTATTTCGCGGTGGGCCACAGCCCGGCCGCGTCCGGCGCGCGGCCGCGGATCGGAATGAGGAGCGGGATCGTATGACCAGCCGCAAGGCCAGGAGCAGCGCCGACGCGCTCGCAGAATTGCTCGAACGCTTCCGCGTCGAACATCCTCAGGACTGGGAGACGTGTCGCTTATGGCCGACCGAGGGTGGGTTGACCCACATGATCGACGTGTTGCGCCGTCGATGAGTACCGTGATGTTCGAACCCGTCGAGGCGCAGCCCTTAGACGATGGCGCTTTGTCCGATGCTGCGCTGGCGAGCCTGCTCGCCCAATTCGCCGCGCAGTCTGTCGGCGAGGAGTGGAGCGAAATCGCCAGTCAGCAAGCCCGCGCGATCGACTATTATCACCACCGCATGCCCGACCTGCCGGCACAGGAAGGATCGTCCGCCGTGGTCGCCGACACGGTCCAAGTAACGGTCGATGACGCGATGGCGGAAGTGCTCAAGCCGTTCGTGTCGACCGACGACTATGCGGCGTTCGAGCCGGTCGGACCCGAGGATGGGCCGCAGGCCGAGCAGGCGACCGCGTACGTCAACTATGTGCTCCACACCGACAATCCTGGGTTTCTGATCCTGCACAACTGGTTCAAGGACGCGCTGCTCACCAAGCTCGGCGTCGTGAAGATCTGGTGGAAGCACGCGGTGCGTACCGAGCAACGACTGGTGAACGCCGAGACGCTGCTGATGCTGCGTAGCGACCCGGGCTATGGTGGTGAAGCCGACCATGGCGACGGCACCTTCACGGCGACGATTGCGGCGTCGGACGGGCGCTGCATCGTCGATTGCATTCCGCCCGAAGAGTTCCGGATCAGTCCCTTCGCGCGCAGCATCGAGGAGGCCGTCTATTCGGCGCATGCCCCGGCGAACGTGACGCGATCGGACCTGGTCGAAATGGGGTATGATCGCGAACTCGTCTATGCGCTGCCGACATGGAATGGGTCGGGCGGTGAGGAAGGCCGGCGCAACGCGCGCTACCGCGACGAGGCCTATGGCAGCTGGGATCAGGCGCTCGGCACGCCGCATGCGAGCCAGGAGGTGATCGCTTTCCGCGAAGAATATATCCGAGTCGACTATGACGGCGACGGCGTTGCCGAGCTGCGTAAGGTGCACCGTGTCGGCGATGTGATCCTGCTCAACGAGGCGGTCGACGACAATCCATTCGCGATGCTGTGTCCGAAGCCGATGCCGCACAAGGTCTATGGCCTGAGCCTCGCCGACGACACGCTCGAACTGCAGAAGATCGACACGGTGCTGTGGCGCCAGACGCTCGACAATCTCTACAAGAGCAATAACCCGCGCCCGATCATCGGCGAGGCGGCCGAACGCCAGGATGGGTCGACGCTCGACAGCCTCGCAGACACCGCTCCCGGCGCCGCGGTCTATGCGCGCATGCCCGAAGCGCTGAGTTTCATGGACGTGCCGTTCACCGCCGATCGCTCGTTCCCGATGATGCAGCTGATCGAACAGAAGCGCGCGGCGCGCACCGGTTTCCAGGCGCTCGGCAATGGCCTCGATCGCGACGTGCTGGCGCGGGGCCGGCAGATGACCGCGACCCAGGCGGCGCTGGTCGAGGACAAGGCCAACGGTCGTGCCGAGATGATTGCGCGGATCTTCGCCGAGACCGGCGTCAAGCGCCTGATGAAGCTGATCCTGCGGACCCTGGTGAGCTATCAGTGCAATGCGCGGACCATCCGGTTGCGCAATCAATGGATCGACGTCGATCCGCGAAACTGGAATCCGGATATGGACCTGACGGTGCAAGTGGGCCTGGGCATCGGTAATCGCCGCGACCAGGTGGCGCAGGCACAGGCGCTGCTCGAAGCGATGGACCGCGTCGCGCAGACCCCGTTCGCTTCGCTCGTGCGCGAGAACAATGTCTATGCCGGACTCAAGCGCTTCGTGCAGGCGCTGGGCGCACGCAACGTCGACGACTATCTGACAGATCCGGCGCGAGTCCCGCCGCCGGCGCCTGCGCCGCAGAGCCCGCCACCACCTGATCCAGCGCTGGTGAAGGCGCAGGGCGCGGCCCAGCTCAAGGCGGCGGAGCTGCAGATGCGCGAACGGCAGGCTGCGCTCGAACTCGAGCTCGCTCGACAGGAGTCGGCTGCCAAGCTCGCGCTCGATCGCGAGAAGGCGGCGAACGAAATCCAGCTGGCACACGAACGGATGGTCGCGGAGATCGCACTCGAACGCGAACGCCTTGGGCTCGACGCCGAGTTGCGTCAGCCGGCACACGCCGCTGATGCCGTGACAGTCAGCGAGACGCGCGACGGCGGGGACCTCGACAAATGACGCCCGAGCAGCGCAAGGAACGCGCGATCCGGGCGCGGTTGGCGCTTGAGGATGGGACGGTCACTGCGGCGCTCGCCGAAGTGCGGGCAGATCTGCATGCAGAATGGGAGCGTGCGCGGTGGAGCAGGACGCGCGAGCGCCTGCACGCTGAGCTGCGGGCGTTGGACCGCGTGGTGCAGCGGGTTGCGACGATGGCCGGGCAAGCCGGCCGCTAGGGGCCAGCCCGCGCAGATATCGGCGTCGTCAGGGGATGGCGTTCACCCCGCCGAGGCCACCGCCGCCGGCGGCGCCGCGCGTAGCGTTGTTGCCGACATTATTCGTGAAGTCCTTTGCGGCTGACTCGTTCATCTGATCGATGCTCGCCCATTCTTCCTTGGTGTGGCAGATCGTCTTGGCGATCCGCTGGCCAGTGACGCTGGCGGTGCGGCAGACCTTTTTCGGCTTGGCAGCGACCGGCAGATCGGCCGTGGCCGGTGTCGCCGCGGTTTGTAGGGCGGATGCCGGAACGGCAATCAACAGCAACGGCACCGACAACAGAGCAACACGCATCAATCCCTCCTGATCTCGGCCGGCAACGGCCGCGTTCAGTCAGGATTTAGCATAAGCTGGACGCCTGCCCATAGGCTCGTTTGCACCTGGGCCAATGCGGCATCCGGCAGAATCCCCGGGGTCGCGAACCTCCTATAGCGAAGGTGATACATGCCAGAGACCGCCCAGCCGTCGGCAGCGGAGCGCGACCCCAATGTCGAGCTTCAGAACACCGCCGATGCATTCAAGGCTTTCACGAGCGACCAGCCGCTTGCGGAGCGGCCGCGCGACGATCGTGGACGGTTCGCGGCCACCGGCGACCAGGACGATGAGATCGCGACCTTCGACGAGGCCGCGGGCGGCGCAGACGAATCGGACGATATGGAGGAGGCAGCCGATCCGGCCCAGCCCGATCCGATCGCCATCCCCGCGTCGTGGAGCAAGGAAGACACCGAACTCTGGCAATCGCTCCCACCCGAGGCGCAGGCGCGGATCGCCGGGCGCGAGGGAGAGCGCGACCGGGCGGTGAACCAGAAGTTCCAAGAAGCCGCCAACGCGCGCAAAGGCTATGAGCAGTTGCTCGCCGCGGCGAACGCCAATCGCGATCAATATGCCACGGCAATCGACGAAGTGCTGGGCCTCGTCGCGCCGCAGCGTCCCGATCCGCGCGCCTATGGCGCCGGGACGGGGCAATATGACCGCGAGCGTTACGACCTGGCACTCGCCGAATTCGAG